CCTATGGCATGAATTACGCACAACTGTTCAGTAATATTCAGTCGTACACGGAAAATACTTTTCCGGAGTTCACCGTCTCCGACGGATCGACAGAAACAAGTACTGAACAGATTAACCGTTTCATTCAGCAAGCAGAACAACGTGTCTATAACACGGTGCAATTTCCGTTCTTGCGTAGGAACATGACGGGCAACATTCAGTCCGGCAATAAGTATCTTCAGGCTCCAAACGACTTCCTTTCTACATATTCTTTAGCAGTGATTGATGCGTCTGGCAACTACGAGTATTTGTTAAACAAAGACGTGAATTACATCCGTGCGGCATATCCAAACCCCACTACAGATGTCGGCATTCCAAAGTACTACGCACTGTTTGGCCCAGCATTAGCTGGTAGTGTCATTACAACTGAATTGACGTTTTTGCTTGGCCCAACTCCTGATACCACTTATACAGTAGAGCTTCATTTCTACTACTACCCAGAGACTATTACGACTGCGGGTACTTCGTGGCTGGGGGATAACTTTGATACGGTACTTTTATATGGCTCACTGGTTGAGGCTTACACTTACATGAAGGGTGAGACAGATCTACTTGCTGTGTACGATGGTAAGTACAAAGAAGCCCTTGCACAAGCCAAGCGCCTCGGCGATGGCATGGAGAGACAGGATGCGTATCGTTCTGGTCAATATAGACAGGCGGTGACTTAAGATGGCACTCACGGGAAACTTTTCCTGCAATACGTTACGGACTGGTCTGATTGATGGAACGTTGGATTTTGCAACAGACACATTCTATTTGGCGCTGTACACAAACTCGGCATCGCTCGATCAGCTGACTGCGGCGTACACCTCGGATGGTGAGGCCTCAGGCGGCAATTATGTGGCTGGTGGTCTGGTAGTATCGGCCACGGTCAGCACGGCTCTTAGCACAACTGGCAGCACTATCTTTGTTAGTTTTTCAAGCCCAGCCTGGACGGGTGCAATCACTGCTCGTGGGGCTTTGATCTATAAGGTTGGCGCAAGCGGTGCTGTTTGTGTTTTGGATTTTGGCAGCGATAAAATATCAAGCGGCACTTTTACCGTAACAATGCCCGCTGACACCAGCACGTCCGCACTCATTAGACTTGTATAGGAAAAAACATGGCACTTGTAATCACAACAAAAGGCGAAATGGATGAGACTCTGCTTGAGAAAAAAGAGGGTTTCGTTGATAATGAGAACGAGCACACGACTTGGGTCGAGTATTGGTTGGAGGGCGAACTGGTTCACCGTTCGGCGCATGTTCAGTTGAAGAAAACAGTAACGCTCACTAGCGCAGTGGCATCTTTTTAAGGAATTACCATGGCAAACACACAATCAATGTGTACTTCGTTTATGAGTCAGCTTATGCTTGGTGAGCATCAACTTGGCACTGCAACGCTTGTCTCACGCACCAGTCTGACTGCACCCACTACAGATACGCTCAAAGCGGCTTTGTATTTGGCAAGCGCAACAGTAAATGCGTCCACTACGGTGTACAGCGCATCAAATGAAGTGTCGGGTACAGGCTATACGGCGGGTGGTGTAACGGTAACGAATGCTACGGCTCCAACCTCGACTAACACTTCAGCAACCGCAGGTGTGGCATTTTTCACCCCGTCGGCTTCAATCGTATATACCACAGTAACTTTGACTACCGCGTTTGATGCTGTTTTGCTCTATAACAGTACGCAATCAAACAAGGCCATTAGTGTTCACACTTTTGGGTCACAGACCATAACTGCGGGTACGTTTACTCTGACTATGCCAGCAAACACAACTGCGGCTGCGCTGATTCGTTTGGCTACAACTTAATAGGATTGGTGGGGTAACCCGCCAAAATAGCCATGTTTGGTATCTCCGCATTTGCTGAAACTCCATTCGCTGCGCTACCCCTCCCTCCGGATGTGGATGTTGCCCTTACGGGGGTGGCAGCCAGTGGGGATGTAGGATCAGTTGCAGAAACAAGCGAAGTCTCGATAAGTGGGGTAGAGGCTTTTGGTGCAGTAGGTATAGTCACCGCTACGTCAGATTCGAACATAGCACTTACTGGGGTTGAGGCCTCGGGCGTGGTGGGTGATGTTGTTGAAGACAACAACCCAACGGAAGATGGTGTGGTGGCTGCGGGAGTCTTAGGATCCGTTGGGCCTGTCCACATAGTGGCTATAACAGGGGTGCAAGCTAGGGGTCAAGTTGGCACAATGGATTATTTTTATTGGACAACAATTGATGACAGCGAGATACCAAACTGGCAAAATGTTGAGATGACGGTATAAGGATAAATTATGGCAGTAACCAGCTTTTCCCCGCTCCTTGGTCTGGCTCTTCCGACCACAGGCGACCTGCAAGGTACTTGGGGTACTACGGTCAACGACGCCATTACAGGCCTCCTTGATTCGGCGGTTGCTGGTACGACCACACTTTCAGCCAATGCAGATGTAACGCTCACAACAACCAACGGCGCGGCTAATCAAGCGCGTAGTGCAATCATCTTGTGGACGGCCAGTAACGGTGCAACCACTAGGAACATTACAGCCCCAGCTCAGAGCAAAGCCTACTTGGTCATTAATTCTGGTACAGGGTCTATCGTTCTTCGAGGCTCTGGCCCAACGACTGGTGTAACGGTTGCCTCTGGAACTCGTGCATTGATAGCGTGGAACGGCTCTGACTTTGTTACGCTTGCTTCTGGCTCAACATTCAGTGAATTAATCACTGTTACAGGCACAGCAGCAACCGCTGGCGGCATAGCTTTGGCGGAGGATACGGATAACGGCGTGAATACTGCTACTGTAAAAGCGCCAGCAGCCATTACTTCTAACTACACAATGACCCTCCCCCAAACGGATGGAGCTACGCTTGGGTATTTAAACATCCCGCAATCAGGAGCGGCCAAGACCATAAGCTACTCTTTAGCTGCAACAGATGTGGGTAAGGTCATCGAGGTTGGTTCGGGCGGTTCTATTATTGTTCCGGACGCAACCTTTGCCATAGGGGATGTAGTCATTATCTTCAACAATACGAGTGGGTCTATCACAATGACGATGACGATTACGAATGCTTATATTGCCGGAACTGACACGGATGAGGCTACAATCAGCGTTGCAACTCGCGGTGTGGCTAACATCCTGTTTGTTACTGGCACGACCTGTGTAGTTACTGGAAACGTGAGCTAAAAATGGCATTAGTTCTCAAAGACCGAGTTAAGACCACGACCACGACAACTGGTACGGGTACTGTCACGCTTGGCTCCGCAGCAACTACTTTTCAGAGTTTTTCGGTCATTGGCGACGGTCAGCAGACTTACTATGTGATCTCTGACGCAACGGACTTTGAAGTGGGTCAGGGGACGTTTACCTTATCTGGCACGACTCTCTCACGTACGCAGGTTTTTGAATCCAGTAACGGTGATGCGCTAGTAAACTTTGCTGCTGGTACTAAAGATGTGATCGTAGGCTATCCATCAACGGCTACAGCAGGCGGTGTGCCTAACTGTGATAACAGCAGCATAGGTACTGATCTATCGGGGTTCTCAACGTTTCAAGCTGCGCTACAAAGTGGCGTAACAGGCGGTGCGCTGTTTGGGAATAACAATACTAATGGGATTGTTAGTACATATAGTTTATTAGCTACAAGTGGGGCAACGGGAAATTATGGAGGTGTTTTAGCGCCCAATGGGGACATTCACTTTGTACCTTTTAATGTTCCAGTGGGCCAAAAAATAAATACTTTAACTGGAGTTGTTAGCACCTATTCATTGGTTTACACAACAGGAGATGCTTACAGTGGTGGCGTTTTAGCATCAAATGGGGACATTCATTTTGTTCCATATAATGCAAATAGAGGACAAAAAGTAAATGCCTCTGGAGTTGTTAGTACATACTCATTAGTTTACACAGTTGGTGGTGGGTATATTGGAGGAGTTCTTGCGCCTAACGGGGACATACATTTTGTGCCTTATGGGGCTAACAGAGGTCAAAAAATCTCCGCAGCGGGAGTTGTTTCAACGTATAGCTTGGTTTATACAACTGGTGGCGCATATATTGGTGGAGTATTAGCTCCTAACGGTGACATTCATTTTGTTCCATCAATTGCAAATAGAGGACAAAAAATATCGGCTGCTGGCGTAGTCTCAACTTACTCTTTAGTTTATACAGTAGTGGCTGCTTACGCTGGCGGAGTGTTAGCACCGAATGGGGATATTCATTTTATACTAAGTAATGCTAACAGAGGTCAAAAAGTATCAATTACTGGCGTTGTATCTACTTATTCATTGATTTATACAGCAGGTGCTTATTCTGGCGGCGTTTTAGCTCCTAACGGTGACATTCATTTTGTTCCTTTCGCGGCAGAAAGAGGCCAAAAGATATCCGCATCAGGCGTTGTTTCCACATATTCTTTAGTTTATACAACAGGCCCGGGTGCGTCTAATGGCGGAGTTTTAGCGCCTAATGGGGATATACATTTTATCCCTGCTCATTCTTTTGGCCAAAAAATCTCCACGAATCCCGGTCAGCCATTAGGCCTCGGCGTATGCCTGAGTTCATTCCTTAATAAATTCTAATTATGACATTCGTTATCCGTGATCGCATATTAGTAACCAGCACCACTACAGGCACAGGTACATTTACACTGGGCGCGGCTGTTGCTGGCTATCAGGACTTTACCGGCATAGGTGACGGTAACACCACGTACTACACGATTACAGACGGAACAAATTTTGAGGTGGGCATTGGCACGTATGCTACTAGCGGCACGACACTAGCCCGTACACAGGTCTTATCCTCAAGTAACAGCAATGCATTGGTCAACTGGTCAGCAGGGTCTAAGAACGTCTTTGTGCCGCAGCCCGCTATCAATACACAAGGAACAGCGCCTACAGGGGACAACTCGTCTATCGGTACAGATCAGGTAGCGTTTAACAACTTCCAGAAGAACCTACAGGCCAGTGTCAACGGCGGTGTGACGTTTAATAACAATGGTACGGCAGGAATTGTTAGTACGTACTCGCTGGTTTATACGGCTGCTGGCGTAACTTATAGAGGTGGCGTACTCACTCCAAATGGAGATATTCATTTTGTTCCTGCTAGTGCAGTAAGAGGCCAAAAAATAAATACACTAACCGGCTTAGTGTCAACGTATTCTTTAGTTTATACAACAACCGAAGCTTATGCTGGTGGTGTTCTTGCTGCTAATGGCGATGTATATTTTGTTCCAAGTTCGGGGAGATTTGGGCAAAAAATAAATTCTTCTGGTGTTGTTTCAACGTATTCTTTAGTTTACACAACAAGCGATGCTTATAACGGCGGTGTATTAGCCCCTAACGGTGATATTCATTTTATTCCTTACAATGCAAATAGAGGACAAAAAGTATCAGCCGCTGGTGTTGTAAGTACGTATACCTTAGTTTTTACAAAAACTGGAGCATATAAAGGCGGGGTTTTAGCGTCTAACGGAGATATTCATTTTGTTCCTTTTTCTCCTTATAGTGGTGTATCTGACAGTATAGGTCAAAAAATATCAGCAGCCGGTGTAGTTTCTACATACTCTTTAATTATCACAGCAGGAAATGGATATGCTGGCGGCGTATTAGCCCCTAATGGCGATATACATTTTGTTAAGAACGATGCGCCTGTTGGACAAAAAATATCTGTTGCTGGAGTTGTATCAACTTATTCCCTTGTTTACACTGCTAGTTCTTATGCGGGTGGAGTTTTAGCACCAAATGGAGACATACATTTTATTATCTCTGGAGCAAATAGAGGACAAAAAATATCATCCACTGGAGTTGTTTCCACCTATTCTTTAGTTTATACAGCAGATAGTTATTATGGCGGTGTACTTGCCGCTAATGGTGATATTCATTTTATTCCTTTTAACGGAGTTGCAGTAGGCCAAAAAATCTCCACCTGCCCTGCCATTCCCTTTGGCTTAGATACCTGCCTCAGCTCATACCTCAATAAGTTCTAAGGATCATCATGGCGTATGTCGTTAAAGACCGAGTAAAAGTAACCAGCACGACGACAGGTACGGGAACCTTTACGCTTGGCTCGGCGGTCGTTGGATTCCAAGACTTTACTAACATAGGTGACGGCAACCAAACTTACTACTGCATCACTGACGCTACAGACTTTGAGGTGGGCATTGGTACGTTTACGCTGTCTGGTACTACGCTGTCACGCACCACGGTATTTGAATCAAGTAACAGCGATGCTCTCGTCAACTTTGCCGCTGGCACTAAGACGGTATTCGTTACTTTCCCCGCAGAGAACACGCTAGGCACTGTACCAACGGCTGACAATAGCTCAGTAGGCACTGACTTAGTAGCGTGGCTGAACCTGAAGAAGCAGCTAGATGCAGGTGTAGTGAATGGTGTGCCGTATGCTAACAACAGTACCAATGGGATTGTTAGTACATATAGTCTGGTTTATACAACAAGTGGTGCGTACCGTGGTGGAGTGCTTGCGTCTAACGGTGACATTCATTTTGTGCCATTAAACGCAAACAGAGGGCAAAAAATATCATCTTCAGGCGTAGTTTCTACTTATTCCCTAGTTTATACCGCAGATACTTATGCAGGTGGCGTTTTAGCTTCAAACGGAGATATACATTTTATTCCTGCATCTGCAAACAGAGGTCAAAAATTGTCTGCCTCTGGTGTTGTATCAACGTATTCGTTAGTTTATACAACAGGAACTGCATATCAAGGGGGCGTTCTTGCTCCAAACGGGGATATTCATTTTGTTCCTAGAGATGGAAATAGAGGCCAAAAAGTATCAGCGGCAGGTGTTGTTTCCACTTATTCTTTAGTTTATACAAACGCATCAGGTGCTTACGGCGGTGGCGTTCTAGCCCCTAATGGTGACATTCACTTTGTTCCAGCCTTTGCAAATAGAGGTCAAAAAGTATCAGCCGCTGGTGTTGTAAGTACGTATAGCTTAGTTTTTACAACAGCAAACGCATATTTTGGTGGTGTTCTTGCCCCTAACGGAGATATTCATTTTATTCCTCATAGTGCAAGGGTGGGCCAAAAAGTATCATCTACCGGAATTGTTTCTACTTATTCTTTGGTTTATACGGCAGGAGGTGCTTATGCCGGTGGTGTTTTGGCTCCTAATGGGGACATTCATTTTGTACCTACCAACGCAGACAGAGGGCAAAAAATATCAGCAGCAGGTGTAGTTTCAACATACAGTTTAGCTTATACAGCAAGTACTTATTCAGGCGGTGTACTTGCGCCAAATGGGGATATTTTCTTTATTATTGAAAATTCTGCTATAGGCCAAAAAATCTCCACCAATGTTCAGCAAAAAGTAGGTTATGCTTTAAGTCCATTTTTCAATAAATTCTAAGGAGAGCCCGTGTACAACAGAGACAAGATCATAGCCACGATGCAAGAAATTTATGATGAATCAAAGACGATTGCGCCTTACGTCTTGATTGCACAGCCCCGTCGCAATTTAGAAGAAACCGCAGCACAGAATTTTGATGGCTATGATGGCTTGCACATTGACCTGATGGGCTTCTCCCACGGCTTTGTGCATATCGGTGGTGAGAAGGTTGACGTTGCACGTAACTACCTGATTGAGCAAGCGCTGACCTCTGGTGCTAAGTACATGCTGTTCATTGGCGAAGATACCGTCCTGCCTTACGACGGCTTTAAGGTCTTGCACGAGACAGCCGAAGCAAACCCAGACGCAGTGGTAACAGGTGTGTACTACATCAAATGCTCTGACGCGATGATCATGGTGCGTAACAAGGATTGGATCACTATTCCCAATGTCGATCCGGGCCAGTTAATTGATGCGTGGCAGACCGGCATGGATGTGATGATGATTCCTATCTCCCTCCTGCAAGCCATGAAGGATGAGGCTCCCGACCTGCCGTTCACCTGTATTGGCAACAACATCAACGATGAGATTCCCTTCATTGGGGAAGACAACTTCTTTGTTCACCGTCTGCACAAGCGCGGTACAAAGCTCCTAGTTAATACCGATGTCCAATGCCTGCACATGGACTTGGCAAGCGGTATGTACACAGCGCACCCATCCGTAGACCTGAAGAACTACTACACAAACATCAAACCAACCCGTCCCTTGACGTTGGATGACAAAGAGTTTATTGACCGTCGCTGGGCTGATCGCCTGCCTGAAGGTACTGGTGGCTACAAGTCTGTGATTGAGAAGCTGCTAGAAGAAGGCCAGCCAGTCAAGTTCAACATGGGCTGTGGGCGGGATCGTATGCCCGGCTACCTTGGCGTTGATATGCACAGCGATACCGCAGACATCAAGCAAGACATCATGAAGTTAGATTTGCCAGAGCAGTGCGCTGACGAGATATTTGCCAGCCATGTGATTGAGCATATCCCACAGCACCGTGCTCCCAAAGTTTTAGAGAAGTGGCTGGCTACACTAAAAGATGGCGGTATGCTGGTGATGGAAACGCCTGACCTTGCTGGGCTGTGCAAAGACTATTTAGAGCAAGACGGTGCAGATCAGCACATGACTGCGATGTGTATTTATGGCGCTCACGTAGACCGCATCACTCCTGAGACGCAGGAAAAGGGTGCTTTGTCTCCACATCTGTGGGGCTACACGCCTAAGTCGTTAGCGGATTTGTGTACAGCGGTGGGCTTCAAAGACATTAAAATTCTGCCAGTAGAGGGGCAGCATCCGGGTAAAAACTTTAGATTGGAGGCAGTTAAATGATTTCCTTAGAAGGTTTACAGTCTGGCGTAGCGGGTGAAGACCGCGCTATCGCTATTTTGAAGGTAGAGCATAACGGTCAGACATATGATTGGATGACGTTTGTCCCGCCTAACACTGATCTGGCTACTTACATCGCCGATTCAGAGACTCGCGTCAAGGCTGAGATTGATGCCAAAGAAGCTGCTTGGGCGGCTCTAACACCCAAGACTCGCGAGATTGAAGGTATCAACGGTACGGAAACTGTCGCTATTGACAAGTCGGAGATTGTTCGTGCTGACAACCCTGATTACTACGCAAGTCGTAGGGCTGAGTATCCCACTCTGGCAGACCAGTTGGATGCAATGTGGAAGGGTGGAGATGCTATGACGGCAATGGCTGCAAAGATTGCGGCGGTTAAGCAGAAGTATCCCAAACCATGAACTTAGCAAGAGAACATCTTGGAAAGATTATCAGGCTTGATGTTCTGACGGTTGTGACGCTGCCTGACAACGTGTTTAGACAGGGCGAAATCCTTGTGCTGTTCAACAACACGGACAAGTTCACAACACTGGAATCCAAGGTGGCAAATAACTACAGATCGGCTATATCCATTAACAAGAATTTCTTTGAGATTCCTCCACGGGCGTTGATCAACATTGTGTTTGTTGCCGACGATATTGCGGTTTTAACTGTGGGGATGTGATATGAGCGGCATACTTTTAGCATTTGTTGGCGCTTCGTTTGGCGGCGGTGCTATTGTTGTCGTTGCTGTTGATGGCACGTTTTCGGGAGCGCCAATGGCAGTCGTTGCCTTTGGTGGGTGATTAATGGTATGTAAAAAACCTCTTGGGGCTGTAAATTGATCCGCTCAGCATCCTCTTTGCCGCGAACGCCTGTGTTGCCGCTATTAAGCAAGGATGCAAACTCTACAAAGACGCTAAAACGTCTTTCATGGAAATCAAGAAAACTGTCGATGAGGTTGCTTCAGACGTCAAAGCCGTCAGAGGGTTCTGGGCAAAGCTCTTCGGAACGCCCACCGCAAGCTCCAAGCCTGTGGCGAAAAAGAAGGAAGCCTACGTTGCCGTTGACGAAACCCAAGTCATGGCAGACATTGTTGTCCAACTTTCTCAGTTCTTCAAACTGCAAGAACAGCTTGCTGACCACATAAGGGAAGAGGAAGAGAAGAGCAAGACAGTCTACGACCCCGACGCTAACCTGATGGAAGCCGCCCTAAAGCGGGTAATGGCTCAAGACCAGATGGCGCTGTTGGAGGTTGAGATCAGAGAGGCGATGGTATACGGCGCTCCAAAAGAAATGGGAGCCTTGTACTCCAAAGTGTTTGATATGCGGGATGTCATCAAGGTAGAGCAGGACAAGGCAAGGAAGAAACGGGATGATGAGTCATGGCAACGCAAGGAGC